TGCAGGTCAACATACCCAGCCTCAGCAAAACCAATGACCCGATCAGCGGCAACTTGGTCACATGCGAATACCTGTCACCTTTCTATGGCAACAAGGACGCCAGACACAGCATTCCGGGTTCAACGGCGTACAATGACAGCCAACACAGTTATGGCTTCTGGGCGGTGCCACCGGACATAGGCACCAAAGTGTTGGTTATATTCGCTGAAGGCAAGATGGATCAGGCATTCTGGATAGGTTGTGTGCCAGAGCCCATGACCAATCAGATGACACCAGGCATAGCCTCAAGCGAACTGACGCACGACGCCCTTGACGGCACTTTCGAAGGAGCGGACGCAGGATTCCAAGACGACAAACAGTCAAAGTATGGTACAACAAATGTGCCATCTGGAGAAGTCAACAGGACTGTCAAAGGTTTAGAGCCAAAACAATTTAACAATCTCAGAAGGCCCATACACCCATTCGCTGAAACATTACTCAAACAAGGATTGAGTGCGGATGACGTAAGGGGTAACACTTCAAGTTCGGCACGTAGGGAAACACCCAGCCAGGTTTTCGGTATAAGCACTCCGGGTAGGAAGGACACTTCGACCACACCGGTTCAAGTGGGGACCAAGGACACAAAAGGCACCGATCACGTGGTCAGGAAGACCGGACACACTTTCGTCATGGACGACGGTGCCTTGGACGGCACGAACCAACTCACGAGATTACGTACGGCATCAGGTCACCAGTTGCTGATGCACGACTCAGAGGGTGTGGTGTACATAGCCAACGGTTCCGGTAACGCCTACATAGAGATGCAGAAGAACGGCAGGATCGATGTGTATTCTGGTGTGGGGGGAATAAACTTGAGGACGGAAGGTGACTTCAACCTGCACTCGGACTCCAACATCAACATGCACGCCAATGGTCAGATAAGGATGAGCTCGGCCAGGGAGATGATACAGAGTGCTGATGCGATACTGACGATTGGAGAAAAAGGAATTTTACAGAGTTCGCCAGAAGGTGGTATACAGGCATATGCTAAATCGGCCATATCATCTTTCACAGACGGACTGCAATTACACGGAGCCAAAGGCCAAATTCATTTAGCAGGACAACAGGTACATATGAACTCGACCAGGGCCAGTGGTTTGTGGGGGCCAACATGGCTGACCCAGGAAAAGGTGGGCATGCAACTGCGTGAAGAGGGAGACGTGGAATTGGCAGGCAAAGGTCAGAGACCCCTGCAACCATTCACCAGGAAGACCAAGACCACTGTACACAGATTTGTCACACACGAGCCAATGTTCAGGGCCAGCGTGATACAGAGCGACGGGATCATACCCATAGACGCCGACGACAAGAAACAACATGCCAGATTAAGGGACACGCCAGGAACCCTTGAGTCATTGAACCACAGGAACAGATTGAGTGAGAACAGTGCCATACGTGACGCCCAGTACCAGGCAGACGCACTGCAATTTGTCAAGCAGAAGATGGGAGAAAGCACCAACGCCATCAAGGCCAAGCAGTTGTTGACCGAGTTTGGTACCAAATATAATGAAATCTACGGCATAACGGGAAAGATAAATCTGCCGTTCGACATAAAGGACAGCATTTCAGAGAAGTTCAAGGGGATAGATTTCAATTCGCCTCTCAAGGACCTGACCAGCAATCTTACATCACAGGTGATTGAAAATTTTTCTGACAGCACCAAGGAACTGTTCAAGGATAACGTGTTCGTAAACAGTGCAGGTGAACTGTTCTCTCTGGGCAAGGACGCAGTATCGGATGTCGGACAAGCGATATCAGTCACAGCCGACAACATAAACTCTGTGACCAGCACTGTCAACACCTTGCAAGGTCTCAAAGGGAATCTTTCAACCAAAAACATTCCTGGAACGATTGCTAATTTACAGAGCATCAGCCAGACCTACACCAGCGTGGTGGGTGGACAGATAGTGGGAATGAATCAGATCAAGAGTCTGGCCTCCAAGGCAGGACTGTTCAATGCCAGAGACGCGGCCAGGGGAGGGCAGTCATTCATGGAGAACTTTAATAGCAACCTGTCAAGCAAGATAGCGGGTTTTGGTAAGTCGATCAAAAGTTTCTTCACGGGTTTCAAATTTAGTGATGCAAGATTGAAAGAGGACATAAAATTAGTTGGCAAGTCGCCCCTAGGCATCAACATATATTCGTTTAAATACAAGCACACCGATGGAACATACGAGGGCGTGATGGCCCAGGAGGTTCCATGGGCGAGAACAATGACAGACACAGGCTACTATGCTGTAGATTATGGCAAAGTCGATGTTGAATTTAGGAGGGTACATTAATGGCATACGGTGGTTCAGGTTCTGGTTCTGGAGGCGGAGGCCTATCAAACAAGACAGTCACCTTCAAGGGTTTCAGTTCACGTGCGGACAAGCGGAACTACAAACTGTATGACTTCGAAGTGGCCAAGCAGGACCTTATCAACAGATTGAGTGTGCGTAAGGGCGAGCGGGTTGAAAACCCAGAGTTTGGTACGATAATTTATGATGCCATATTCGAGCCGTTCACAGAGCAACTCAAAGACGCTATTGTAGAGGACATCACGGCAAATCTCAACGCAGATCCACGTATTTCCACGGAAGAGATCTTGGTTACAGAAGCGGATAAAGGTATAGCCATACAGGCCACTATAACCTATGTTCCACTCAACATCACGGAGAAACTGCGATTCAACTTCGACGAGAACTCACTCTTGCGTCTATCTTAATATACGCACATTTCCTAACACATAAATACCGTTGTAATTACAATGGCCACAACAGATAGACAGAACAGATTATTAGTAGCGGAAGATTGGAGGAAGATCTACCAGTCCTTCCAACAGGCTGACTTCAAGAGTTACGACTTTGAGACCCTGAGAAGGACCATGGTCGCCTATCTACAGGAGAACTACCCAGATGACTTCAACGACTTCGTTGAGAGTTCTGAGTACGTGGCACTAATAGATTTAATCGCATACATATCTCAGGCACTTTCATTCAGGGTTGACTTGAATGCAAGGGAAAATTTTCTAGAGACAGCAGAGAGAAGGAATTCGGTGTTAAGATTGGCGAGGTTGATAAACTACAACGCCAAGAGAAATCAACCTGCAACGGGAATGTTGAAGATAGATTCAATATCAACCACACAGGACGTGCAGGACAGCACGGGCACTAATCTAGCAAATTCAACAATCATCTGGAATGACTCGGCAAATTCCAACTACAGGGAGCAGTTCATTGCTATATTGAATGCGGCCAACCAGACGGGCCAACTGTTCGGTAGTCCGAGGGAGGCAGAAACCATAGGTGGGATCAGTACAGAGGTATACACGCTGAGTTCCAACCAATTGGATCTACCCATATTCAAATTTCAGAAATCAGTTGGAGGTACAGTCAGAAGTTTTGAAATCGTGCCAAGCTCTATAACAGATTCAGAAAGCATTTACGAATCTTCCCCTGTGCCAGGAACAGGACTGACATACACTTACAGGACAGATGGTTCCGGGGATAGTTCCAACAACACAGGATTCTTCTTCCTGTTCAAACAGGGCATACTACAGCAGTCAGACTTTACTGTGGACACTGCAACCACAAATTATATTAGAAGTTTTGAGACATCCAACATCAACGACACGGACGTGTGGTTGTACAAGTTGGATCAGTTTGGACAGTTGTCTGAGCCATGGACAAAAGTTCCTTCACTGTCAGGCAACAACGCCATTTACAATTCATTATCAAAGGCAGAGAGAAACACTTATAATGTAGTAACGAAAAATAATGATGCTATCGATCTTGTGTTTGGAGATGGAAACTTTTCAAACATACCACTGGGCAACTTCAGGACCTACTACAGAGTCAGCGACAATGCCAAGTATGCGATCCAGTCATCGGATATGCAGAACATACAGTTAACCGTGCCATACACAGATGCCAATGGTGCACAGCAGTCATTGTCGATGAGTATCAGTTTGAAAGCAAGTGTTTACAATTCAGCGGCAACGGAATCGAATGATTCTATAAAGGAGAAAGCCGGACAGGTGTACTATTCACAGAACAGAATGATCACAGCAGAGGACTACCAAGTGGTACCTTTAAGTGCATCACAGGAGATTGTGAAAGTGAGATCAGTGAACAGATCAGCATCAGGTATATCAAGGGCCAAAGAGATTCTAGATCCAACAGGTGCATACTCTAATGTGAATGTGTTCGCCGAGGATGGAATGTTATATAGGGAAGAGAGTTTACAGCAGTTCACATTCTCATTCAACAACAGGAGCAACATACAGTCAACGATAGATACATCAGTTGAAGCAAAATTGAAAGAAGCATATGCAAGGCAGTTCTACTATCTGAAGTACGGAACCAAGGACACAAGCACACTAACAGCCACATGGAATTCAACAACTACATCAACGAATACAAATACAGGATATTTCACAGCAGGTGGCCCATTGGTATTAGGTGATTCGGCCACTTCCAATATGAAGTTCGCCAACCCAGGTGCACTTATAAAATTTACTTCTCCAGACACAAGGAAATTTCTAAACGGAATACTTGTAACATCTGAAACAGCCAATGCAGAAGATAGGTCATGGGCCAAAATTGGTGACGTAGTGCTAGATGGTGCAAACGGCGGTGTTGGCAATCTAGAGTCAGGTGTAGGACCAGTCACACTCAACAACATAGTGCCAAATGGTGCTGTCGTTAATGCGATCATACCAAACTTTACAACATCATTTTCTGCAACACTGGAAGCAGATCTGCTTGACAGGATAGAGGCCTACGAGGAGTTTGGTCTAAGGTATGATATCGATTCAGAGACATGGAAAGTGATAACGTCAACAAATCTAAGCACAAGCACAGTTTTTGATCTTGCCAACGCGGGTTCAATCACAGGAGCGAACGCGGATGCCAGTTGGTGGTTCAAGTTCACCAATGACGGAAATACATACACCGTAAATTACAGGAAACTTGAGTACATATTTGAGTCAGAATCACAGAACAAGTTTCACTATGATGTGGAAGAAAGAATTTACGACTACACTACGGGTAAGAGTGTCAAGGATGCAATTAAAATATTAAAGACCAACACTGTAATTTCAACAGGAAACAGTGTGGGCTATCCACTTACATGGCAGGTGGTTGACGTTGTTACAGAAGTCGATGGATTTCAGGACAACAGGAAAGTCAAGGTTGGTTTCTTTGACGCAGACGACGATGGCGTGGTTGACAATCCAGAATTGTTTGACATATTTGTAGAACCAACTTTATCGGAATCAACAAAATTTGTTTTCTTTGAGAAGTACATATCATATGACAACATAGAAAGATTCAGACCATATGCGGCCACAAATTTCGTAGTGACACAAAACGAAAAAGATATAAATCTTAACACATCGGCGTACACAGACGGACAACTGTTTTATTTCTATGACAGTGCAGAGGATGTTATTAAGTCTTACAGTTCGACAACAAACACTTTAACGACAACAACAGACTACAAGGCAAGGAGAGGTAGAAGTTCTATTGATTTCCAATACAAGCATCATGCTGGACAAGAGACAAGGATAGATCCAAGCGTTTCAAACATAGTGGACATATATGTACTAGAAAGGACATATGATAACTTGTTCAGAATATGGTTGCAGGAAGGTGGCAGTAAGCCAACAGTGTCCACGGCAGATCAATTGAGGATTAACTACTCGGGGGTTCTGAACCCATTGAAATCACTGTCAGATCAGATCATCTATCACCCGGTAAAGTACAAAATGCTTTTTGGTTCAAACGCCGAAGAACAACTGCAGGCAACGTTTAAGGTTGTCAAGAATCCCAAAACCAATGTGTCAGATGCAGTTATCAAGACTAGAGTGATAGCCGCCATAAACGAATTTTTTGCACTGGACAACTGGGATTTTGGAGACAGTTTTTATTTTACAGAATTAGCCGCATACATACACAATCAACTAGCACCAGATCTACTGACTGCTGTAATTGTACCCAATCAGTCAGGACAAGGTTTTGGATCTCTGTTCCAGATAGATTCTGCGGCGGACGAGATTTTCATCAGTGGGGCCACCGTTAATGATGTTTCGATTATCACAGCACTAGGAGCCAACCAATTATCGGCTTCAGGTACTGTTGTAACAAGCTCATCAACTTCCACAAACAACACCACAACAGGATCAGCGGTATCAGGCTCTACTACAACAGGTTCCGGTTCAAGCACCGGCAGTAGTGGGTCAGGATACTAATGGCGGACAATCCCACAAACTCTCTGACTAACAATGAAGTTGTCAAACAGGGCAACAACGAGTACAGGCGTACAGTACAACATCTACCAGCATTCTACAGGACAGACGCCAACCAGAGATTCCTTTCCAGCACCATGGATCCTTTGATACAGAAAGGATCATTGGAGAGACTGGACGGTTTCATAGGAAAACAGGACGCATACACTAGAAAAGTTTCTGACAGATATTTGTCAGCAACCAGCAGAGACAGATTTGCGTATCAACTAGAACCTGCGGTAACATACACAGATAGAGATACAACATCCGTAAACCCAGAGGATCAGGTCAAGTTCACAGCGACCTATGACGATTACATTAATCAGATCAAGTATCTGGGAGGTAATGTAAACAACCATGACAGGCTCAATAAAGAGACAGTGTACAGTTGGAACCCGGCCATAGACTACGACAAGTTGGTCAACTACAGGGAGTACTACTGGATGCCAGATGGTCCCGGTGCCATAGAGATAGATTCCGTGGGTCCAAACGCAGTGATTGAATACACGGTGGAGAACAAACAGAAGGGTGCATACAATTTCACGCACAGGGAAAACGAGGACAATCCTATACTGACTTTGTACAGAGGCAACACATACAAATTTAACGTTGCGGCCGAAGGTCATCCTTTCTGGATAATGACTGAACCATACAAAGATGGTTCTACCGATTTATTTTATAAAACGGGAGTCACTAATGCCGGCACAGATAACGGTACCGTAACTTTCACAGTGCCAGCAGGCGCACCAAACACTTTATATTATCAGTGTGGAAATCATGATAACATGTATGGAATCCTACAGATAAGAGATGCTACTAGCACCACGGCTATCAATGTAGAGGACGACATAGTGGGTGCAAAAAATTACAGCCTGAGGACATTGGACCTATCAAATGGAATAAAGATTAAATTTGCAAAATCGTTGGTAGCAAGTGCGTATCAAGGCAAAGAATACTACGTGGAAGGAGTCGGTGATTCGATCACACTCACTGATGTGGAAGACCTTATCACTCCTGCAAGTTATGCCACGGAAAGCACTATACTTTATGATTCAGTAGCATATGATACACGACCATATGCAAAATCGTTCTATACTCCAGAATCAAAAGACTACATTACAATAAAGAGAGATTCACAGGATCAAAATGCGTGGTCGAGGTACAACAGATGGTTCCATAGGTCTATAATAGAAGAAACAGCAAGGGTAACAGGATTCACACCGGTTCTAAATGAGGATGACAGGGCCAAAAGACCTATCATAGAATTTGATTCAGGACTTGCTTTGTACAATCACGGAACAGTGGCCAAGAGATCTGTGACACTGTATGACACAGTGACCACGGACGCATTCAGCAAGGTGGTCAAACAGACTGGTTACATCGTGGATGGACTGCCATTGGAGGACGGAATGCGGATTGTGTTCGCGGCTGATACAGATCCTTTAGTAAAAAACAAGATCTATGATGTCAACTTCGTTACAGCGGGAGATTCAACACTGGTCATTAATTTAACTGAAGCATCTGATGCCACACCTGCAGACAATGATTCTATATTCATAGAGTTTGGAACAGCAAATCAAGGCAAGACTTTACGTTATGACGGTGCCACAGAGACTTTTGTTGAAGCACAACAGAAAACTGGTTTAAACCAACAGCCGTTGTTTGGCATGTGGGACAATGATCACACATCTTTCGACGATGCTACGACATACCCCAATTCAACTTTCACAGGAGCAAACGTTTTTG